CCTGTACTGTTATTATATGAATACAGATCATCATCAATTTCTGAATTATTAACAAATATTACAAATTTACTTTTAGCTGTTGGTAACGGATCAAACGTTAATGTAAAATCTGTTTGACTAGCTGTTGCTGTAAACTTTTGGCTAGTATTATAATACTGATATGCTGTTTCCGTTATAAAGCCCATTTATTATTGATTTTCTAATTGTATTATTTTATTTTCTTCTTGTGATGCCGCTTGTACAATTGCAGGATCTTTTATTAACACACCTGTATATGCTAATATTTTTATAACCAAATTAACTTCATCCGATTCATGCAATTCAAAATTAACCGATGGATTAGTATTATGTGTTGTTGAATTAAAAGAATATGAACCATTTACTCCCGAAGAGTAGTTCCATAAAGGATCTGCAGGCATTTTTATATAGTCCATACTTGCTGAAGACATAGTTGTTGGAAATATTTTTATATTGCTTCCTTCTCTATAATAAACTGGATATGAAGCTGAAGGAGCAGTTAATTTAGAAGCGTTAATATATGATAAATCAGATTTATTTACTTCTTGTATATTTATAGTTCTGTTGGACGTATATATATTTAATACCCTATATAAATCACTTGGAACTGGTGCAACGCCTGTAGTAATAACTAAAGCGTCCTCTTTTGAAAAAATATCAATTTTTTCTTTTATATTTTTTGGTATGTCAGCATATTCAGTGTTAATAACATTAGATTTTTTTCTATTTAACGCTCTATTATAATCATAAAATGTTTTTTCAAAAATATCTAATTGTACTTGTCTACCAATTTTATTAAATTGATCTGGCGTCAAAAAACCTCTACTTTCTTTATTTAATATTGAAAGTACAGCTCTATAAACTTTATTAACATCTACTGCCATAATTTTTTTTTATATAATGATTAAGCCGCATATAGCGGCCTAACCACTATAATTAACTATTTAAGTTTTTTCTCTATTGTTTGGTAAACTTCAATACCTTCATCTGTTTTAAACCATGCTGCTAATGCAGAATATGGGTTTTCGTCAAATGGTACTGTAATTAATTTTTTGCCTGTTTTAGCCCAAGCAAATGTTCTTTGATCATTTGATAAAACAATAATACCAGTTTCTACAGATTTTATAGCTATATTTCTAATATTTATGTTTTCATCATTTGCTAATTCTAAGAACAAAACTGGATCATTTTTAGCAAATAATAACAAATCTCTTTTAAGCTCCTTAGAAGTCATCTTAGATACCTTATTTCCAACCTGAGTTCTTACAATAGCTTCGGCTAAATCAATTTCCATATTCATTGCCGTGCTCATTGCTTCAAATTCAGCATTTAAAATATCAAGATCATCTTCCGCGTCTGCTTCTAAATCTAATTCAGCATATACGCCATTTCTTTTTGGATGATATAATGATAAAATTTGTTGTAAAACAACTTTTTCTTTTGGAACAGTCAAAACACCATCTTTAAATACAATGTGCTCTAATCTTCCGTCTCCCCTAAACTCATCTACAAATGGAGTTTTTTGATTTGTTGTGTATTTAATTTCTCTTTCATAACCAAGTTGCTCATCATACCACATAATCCCTTTTGATTTAAGTATATATGTAACAGGTTGGTTATCTCCTAATAAATAATATTGTCTATCTTTTCTTTCCCATGCATTTGTATCGACGGGATTTTCTTTTGTTTTTGCCATAATATAATATAATAAAAATGTTAATAAAGGTAAAGATTACCCCCGTGGTTACAACGAGGGTAAAATTTACTTTAAGTATTAAGACTTGAATAATACGAAGTTGTTAGCGGCTTGAGTTACTAAACATCTTTCAGACAAGTAATGTACTTCCATTACGTCTAAATCAGATGTAGCAGCCCCACCTACTGAACCTGTAATCCAAGACTTCATTCTTCTGTCATCAGCCTCAGAAGCTCTATATCTTACGTGTAAGAAAGGTCTTCTGATGTTTTTGCCTAAAATTTGGTCATAAACAGATGAAGTTCCAGCTGGTACTAAAACACCTTGAATATCAGAGAATAATCCTCTTGTAGACTTGTTGTTTAAGTATTTCCAGTCAGTCTTATAGAAATCATAAGATCCTCTTCTGAATCCTCTAAATCCAAGATTTAAAGCCATATCTTCAGAGTTCTCAAAAACACCATAAGCAGTACCACCAGAAGAACCAGCAGAAATATTTGCTAAACCGTCATCTAAAATAAGATTCGCATCTCTATCTAAGAATAACATGTTTTCTTCAATTGCTCCTTGTTTGTCTAATTGCTTAAGAATTAAATCAAAGTCAGAAATAACGTCATTTTTATCATCAAAAGCAGCGTCAGCAACGATACCTCTTGCTTCTAAAGCAGCGAATAAACCTTCTGTACCTGCAGTATTATCAGAACCTGCAACACCTAAAATTGAATCAACACCACCAGATGCTTTTGCAAATTCAGATTCGATCATTGACATTTCTAAATAGTCTTCAAATCTAACTCTAGTGTCTCCTTCAGCTTTTAGATACCATAAATATCCTGATTGTCCAGCTTCACCAGAAACTTCTACCCAACCAATTTGAGAAGCATCAGATCCAGAGATTTCATACTTATCTTTTAAAATAATTGGTTTGTTAGTAAATGTTTCAAATTCTGGCTTAACAGCTCCAGTCATTCCAACTTGTCCTTTTTTGAATTCAGAACCATAAACAAAGAAATCTACAGTTGCTGAAGCATTAAAAGTACCATTTCCTGAAATAGCGCCAAAAGTAGCGCCTCCTTTATAAGGAATAACAGTTAATGTTGTATTATCAGAAGCTACCACTGATACATAAGCTTTTACAGGGTTAGTATATCCAGCACCTTTTACGATAACAGTTTGGCCAACTCTTACAGCGTGAGTACCACCACTTGCGATAGTAATTTCACCAGCTGTGTCAATAGCCGCTCCTTCGTATGCTAAATGTAATCTACCTTGTTCAGACCAAATAACTTGATCAGATGTCATTGGCATTTCTGCACCAACCATTCTTAAGAATGAAGATACAGATCTATTGCCGTATTTTTCTACTTCTTGCTGATATAAATCTGGAAGATATTGTTGTGCCCAACCTGCTTTGTTAGTACCATCTCCAAATACATCACTAGAAGTAAAGTTTAAATAATTTGTAGCGAGAGTTTGTTTTTTTGCGTATGGAATTAAATCCGTTGGCAAACCTCCCGTAAATCCTACTGTGCTCATTTTTTTAAATTTTTAAATTAGTAATTTTTAAGTTTTAGTTTTAGCCTAGAACTATCATCACCACTTAACGCTCTTACTTTTAAGCCTCCGGTTTCAACATAGCCATCTGCAGTTTTTCTAGGATCCATATTAATGTTCTTAGCCTCTGCAGTCATTTGTTTTACAGCATCTGCTTTACCTTGCTCATAAAAATGATTTGCAAGAGCATCAGGGTTAGAAGCAGCAAATAAAGATTTATGAAAATCAACAGCGTTATTAAGAAGAGAATTCTCGTTAACATATTTATCAAAAACATTTGATAAATTCTGCGATTTAACTTTATTTACATCACCTACATTGAATCTAAATTTTTTGTCTCCAACTTTGAAATTAAAACCTTTAAATTCATCGTTAAAAACTTTATTAGTTTCATTTTGAAAATGTGACGTTTGCTTCTGTAATAATTCTTCAGCTTGTTTTTGCTCTTCATTATAGCGGTTAAAAAACTCTACTGCTTTTTGTTGCTCAGGGAGTAACTTAGAACCCAACTTGACTTCTTTGTAATATTGATCCTTGAGCCCTGTTAAAAAACTTTTAGCGTTTGCAACCTCTTCTTTCAGAGCTAATTTTTTTCTTTTTATATCTCTTTCCTCATCTATTTCTTCGTCATATGAAAAATTATCATCCATAAGGAATTGTATTTCATCATAACTTAAATGAGGTTTTGTTCTTTTGTAATATTCTGATAACAATGCTTTTTCATCTGCATTGCTATAATCAGCATTTAATCTAACATAATCTTCTAAACTTCCGCCTGTTTCTTTCATAAAGTTTACTAAATCCTCTATGTTTTCAGGTAAACTTATTTCTTCTTTTTGTTCTTCAACCGGTTCAGTTTTGCTTTCTTCTTGCTCTGTAACCACTGGAGCCTTGTCATTGCTGGTTTCTTGTTCATCTGTAATTTCTTCTACTATTGGGGTTTCTTCTTGTTGTACTTCTTGCAATTCCACTTCGGTTTCCTGCCCAGCTTCTTCGCTTTGCTCGCTGCTGCGTAACACGCTTTCATCTGTGCTTTGTTCTTGAACGGCATCTTCTTGTTTATTAATTTGTGTTAAATCTAATTTGTACGTACCGTCATCTCCAACTGTAACACCGGAGTTTTCAAGTACTTCTTGTTCTTTTTCAGCTACAGATGGTGTTTCTTCATCTACTACTGATACTTTAATGTCTTCTGCCATAATAAAATATTATATAATTATTTAAAAAATTTATCTTGGTTCAAATTGTTCTAAACCAAATCCACCTAGATTGTCAAACCCTGCAGATTCAAAGTTTTTTGGTGGTGCGCCAGATTTTCTCTGGTCTATAAGTTCACTTTGCTGTGAAGCTTGTATTTTTGTTCTTTTGTCTTTACGATCTTCTTTATACTTCTCTTTATTTTTAATCACATCTGCTTCAGCTGTTCTAAGCTTCATATTTAATTCAAATTCATGCATCATTAGTTCTTTCTTAATTTGAGCCTCAATTTCTAATTTTTTAATATCTAATTCATTTTGTGCTTGAGCTACTGCAACTTTACTTTGTGCTAAGCCTTGCTGCTTTTGCATATCAGCCTGTGCTGCTGCTTGAGCTGCTTGTGCATTAGATTGTGTTTGAGCTTGAATATTCTGCATTTGAATTTGCCTATCCCTTTCAAACTTTTGTTTTCTTCTTAATTTTAATAATTGATTAGCTAATTTAAGATTTTTAATTTCTCTTACATCAATTGCATCTTCTAATTCAATTTGTTTTTGGCTTATAGCCATTTGAATATTATTTTCAAGTAATTGTTTTTCTTCTTCATCGGGAGCTAATTCTAAAAATATACCAAAATCGTGTAAATGTAATTCTGCTAATTCCTGTAATGTTGCTACATTAAACTTGCCTAACGTTTCCATTAATGAATTTGATGTATTAGAAAATTCTAAAACATCGGATATTCTTAATGAAATTGCTTCAGCTGTTTTTAGTGTTAAATATAATCCTGCTTGTAATATATGTCTTGTCGCCGTGTTACTATTAGCTGCTGCTAATTTTTGTAAACCAACTAATGCGTTTTTATCAGGCACACTTCCGTCCCTTGCTTCATTTAATCCTGTAACATCTCGCATCATTTGTAAATAATAATTATACGATTGAATTAAGCTTGCAATTTTTTGATTACCACCCGATGCTCTCAACTCTTGAATAGGTACTCTACCTTGATTAAATTCGCCATCTTGTGTCATTGATCTACCAATAACAGAACCTGTTTGAAAATACATATTCAATGCTTCTTGTGGATTGTAATTTGTTCCATTACCTAAATCCACTTCAGCAATACCATCCGCATCTAAGAATACTCCATCGGGAACCATTCTTGAGAGTACTTGTTGTAATTTAAGATGCGTTATTTGAATCATGTCTGCGAACGACGTCATTCTTCCGACTAATGATTCAGGCTTACCTTTATATATTCTTGGCGCTACAATATTATAGCTCATTGCAACTTTAGTTATATCAGATTTTGGACGTGTCATATTAACACATTTTTTCCATTCTAATAAATTATCATGCCCTATAATTTTAGCGCCTTGATATAATACTTCAATTGATCTATTTACTTTTTCAAATCTTGATCTTGCGTCTTTTGGTGGGTTAAATTGATCTGTTTTTTCAATTGCTTTATTTGCACCAGATGCCGTTTGTTTTATTTTATAAACTTGATTTTCAAAAGTTTTATATTCAAAATATAATACATATACGTAATTTTTATCAGATTGATCTGACGTTGTATATGATTTATTATATAATTTAGTATTTGATCCTTTACCTTCGATATTTTTTAAATCTTCTTCTGTTAAATATGGATAACGTTTTTTAAGATCTATTAAACTAACTCTTCTTATTTCACCTACATAATATAAATCATCAAAATATGGTGATTCAGTATAAGAATAAACTAAATCAGCTGGATCAACATATTCTAATTTAATACCTTCAGCAGTATTAAAACTATTTTTTACAGCAGCAATACCTAAAACAGCTATGTCATAGTCAAGTCTTTTCTTTAGCAAATGGTATTTATTTAAATCAAATATATTATTTAAAGCTTGTTCTTGTGCAATTTCAATAGATTGTTTATAATTTAATTGCATATGTAATGATAACTCTTCTTCATTTTCAGGTAATTCAGCTATATTACTAACTCTTGTATCAACATTTAATAAAGCTTTAGCTTGTGCATTAAATTCACGCATTCGCATATCCCTAAGTATATTTTCCATATACTTTGTTCTTTTTTGATTTGCTGTTCTGTCTATTGAATATGCTTTTAAATCATAAGCTCTTTCGCTAATTCCATTTACAACTATATCTACAAACTTAGGTATAATAGGAACTGGCTTCCAATCTAAATTTAAATACGATAAATCACCATTAATAGATAACTCATCTTTATATTTTTGTATACTTTGCTCTCCTCTTGCATATAATCTTAACCTGTGAAAGTTATCTCTATTTGCAAAGTAACGTGTACTTCCTGAGTCTCTTTTAAACCATTCAGATTCTATAGCTTTAGCAACTTGCATGCCATATTCGCTAGAAGCTTTTTCTATATCTGGCACAGATTGGCTCGGGAAAATACCTTGTGTTACTACTTTAGTCATTTATTGTATTATTTTTGAAATATTTCCTTTATTGTTATATTTAGCAAAGCTAAAATTTACTTTATTTTTTAATTCCACATTGGCCCTAGGCGCATATAAGTTTTTATTACATGCCATAATTGCTAATCCAGAACTTATTGCTGCGTCAAATTTTGTTCTTTTGTTTATATCGAACTTAGCCCAATCATTTAAAGTTTCATTGAAATATAAATCTCCGTGGTTACCGTCTGGTTTAATTCCAACATACGAATTTATATAACTTTCAATTGCAGCAGCATGTGCTTGTCTTATATCTTCACTAGAGTTTGGTATACCACCTATTTCTTTTTCAGCAGCTGATAATTTATTCCAAACTTTATCAGGTCTATTCATTGAATAACCTCTATAACCTCTTCTTTTTAAATAGTATAATAATCTTGGTTTGTTATTTTCTGCAAGTATTGGCATACCGTAAAAATGTAATGCCATAAGTATATCTTCAAAAAACATTTCCGCCGTTTGCGGTCTCGCTATATACTCCAGAAAAAACCTATTTGCTGGTACCTCTTCCATGCTGAACTTAGTGAGCCCGTGAAGTGATCCCTTTGAACCTTTGCCATCTGTAGTTCCGGATATATCATAGCTATCACAGCCAAAAGCGCCAATATGTTCGTTTCCTGGATACTTGCTTCCATTTTTTATTATTACTCTATTTTGTAAATTCTTACCTGGAACCCAGCTTACATTAAATCTTCCATTTAAGTTTGGCGTGAATATTACTTTTGAATCTTTGATTCCGTTTTCCCACGAAAAACTGCCACGAGTGACAAGAGCAGAGTATCTAGCTTCTTCATTAAAATCAATCTGTTCGTAAATCTTAGCAAGATTAAATATGCTATTTTTAGTTTCATCTCTGAAAGCATGTTCTTCAGTCCTTGGAAATTGTCTATAAAATTCATTTAAACCGTCTTGATCTCCTTTTAAACCTTCAACTTCGTTTTCCCAGTGGTTGATAACCCCGACGTCAATGTATTCCCCATAGTTGTCTTCAACTGGCTCTTCGGGAGTATTGAATACAGGTATTCCATAAGCATCAATGAATCCTTCGAAGTTCCATTCCATAGGTATGAACAAACTATATAATCCTGAGCGAGTCTGTCCATTGCGGTTTCTTTTTGTAACATCTGAGTCATTGTATAATTTTTTAAAGTTTTCACCACCTTTGTCTAATGAGTTACTTGTTGAACCCATCATACATTTACCAATAACTCTACTTCCTAACCTTAACGTGGTTTTCGTAACACGCCAGTTGTTGAGGATGTTCTCGGGCCTCTCCCATTTTCCTGCTTCATCGTGGACCAAGAGCGAAAGCTTTTCACCATCATAGGAGTTGTCCCCCGTGTTCTTCCAGTCGATGGTAGTGTCCAATCCCGCGAGTTCCTCGTTCCTTTGATTCGTGAGTATACTTTTCTTTGTAAACTTACTTGCGGGTACACGATAAGCCAATTCCGTCTTAGGCCTATCCATTCCATCCTGTATGGGTTTGAAAAAGAATGGGTAATTAACGGATATTGGAACGACCTTATCTGTAAACATTTTCTTGGCGTCAGCACCAGATTTGGATAATATCCCAAACCTAGAGTCTGAAGAGATGGTAGCTTGGTTAACAGTCTCTGCTGATGCCATGAATGAAAACCCACTCCGTCTATTCTTGAGGTAGCACATTCCGTAACATCGAACGTCTGCTTTGCAAGCTTCCCAGAATATAAAGAATAATCTGTTTGCTTCCCTGAAGTCTGGAGCCCCCACGTCGATTTTAGTCCACTGCAAGTACATGTAATGAGACCCAGTAATATAAGTAGGAACATCTTTGTTATAGAACCAATAACCTTCATCGCGTTTGGTAAATTCTGTATCAATATATGCATTCCACTTATTTTTAAATTCATTCGGTAAATCTTTCCAATCAAATATCGTTTTTAACTTTGCAAGTTCTTTTGGATATTCTATTTTACTCCATTTGTTATTTCCCTTATATAAGTTCTTCGGCGCTGGAGGCAATGCTATTTTTAAATTTTGTATGCTATACACATCACCAATCTGCCCAGTCTTGCTGATAACAACCACGTCATGGTCCTTATCGTATCCGTATTTCCACTTTTTTGCTTTATTAAGCCTTTTAATCGTATTGATTTTTATAGGCTCTATAACGCGATATAATGATTGCTCGTACATTACTTGGATCTTCTTTCCGCAAAGCCTTTAAATGACTCGGCTCTTTCTTCTATATTCTTGCCTTCTAATAATGCTTTTTCAATCTCAATTCTATTTAAGATCTCAAATGCATCGAATATTGCGAGCTTTTTAGTGGCTGCAGCGTTCTTGAGTCGATCGGCTGAAACATCATCATCAGTTTCAACAATCGGTTCTTTTGCAACTTTAATGAGCTCTTTGACTGCTTCATAACCAGCTTGGATTATATTCTGTTTCTGTTCCTTGACGTTCATACTTAATCGATATTGAATTAGTTGGCACTCTATATAATCTTTCACCATCAACAATAAATTCGT